CGGTATGCGATCTGGTTGTGGGCCTTCAGGTCCACGCCGGTCTGGTCCGGGTCGCCGTAGGCGATGATCTCGCTGGTCAGGTCGCGGACCATGCCCCATTTGATGAGGCTGAAGTCTCCCATGAACGCGAGCACCTTCGTCGGGGTCTTGGCCAGTCGGCCGTTGACGGTTCCGGAGGTCGCGGCGGTGATGCCGTCCAGGCTGCCGGCCTGCAGGTTCAGCGGGATCTCCGGGTAGAAGCGCATGCCGGTGGAGGGGACGCGCAGCTTGCGCAGGCGGGACGCCCAGGTCTTGGACAGGGCGACACCGTTGATGTCGTAGGAGTCGTTCAGCGCGTCGGCCAGGGCGTCCACGTTGCCGATCTCATCCTCGGTGGCGATCACCTGCACGGCGGACGTGCTCAATGGGTCGAATCCGGAGAGCGCCTCACCGGTCTTGGGGTTGATCGCATGGTAGATCACGTAGTCGAGGGCGCGGCCCAGTGCGGCTGCCTGATCGGCCTGGATGCTGCGGATGATCTGCAGCTGGTTGTCCTCGTCGGCCCACTGGAGTTCGCTGGTGACGCGGGTGGTGGTCTGCACCTTGAAGCGCTTCGCCACGACGGAGTCCACGGTCTGCTCGTAGCTGCTCTTGACCGCGCCTTCGGCCACTACCTCGGCTTCGCTCTTGCCGTTGAACACGAGGTAGTCGGCGTCGGAGAAGATCTGTGGCGTGCTGGGGCTCAGGGACGCGATGGTGCTGGTGTCCTTGGCCTTGTTCACGATTTCGGTGGCCACGCTCACGGGGAGCTTGATCTGGTCTGTTTTCATCGCCATGATGGCTTGTCCTTTCAGTCGTTATCTGCCGAGGAGCTGATGGATGTACGAGAGCTCTTCGGCGTCCTTGTTGTTGTTCTGGTGCGAAGGAGAGCCCGTCTGGTTCTTCACCCTCGGCGGCTTGGATGCTGGATGCAATGCCGCTCGCAGGAGGTCCGCATGCGCTTCGAGTTCCTCTTTGCTGCCGCCGCGGAGCAGTTCGGCCGGAACGTCCTTGTCTTTGGCGACTTCGGACACCCATTCGGCGTGCTGTTTCTCGGCCGCGGCGTCGTCGATCTGCTTGCGCAATGCGGCGTTCGATTCCTTAAGCTTGTCGATTTCGCTCTTTCCGGCGTTCTCCATCTCGTCGAGTTTCATGGCCTTGGACTTGAGCTCGTCGTAGTCCTTGTACTTGCCGCGCTCCTTCGCCAACCTTTTCTCGACGATCTGGTCGACCTGTTCCTGGGTGAACGACCTCGGCTCACCGCCATCGCCACTATCGCCGGAACCGCCCTCGTCCCCGCCGCCGTCGATGAGACGGATACGGGCCGGGAATCGGAATCTGATGGACATGCTGCTCTCCTTTGCTGTTTCCCGTGGATTCGAGTTCGACCGCGCCACGGTGCGCTGTATGGTCCTCCCACGCGATACGGCGCATGGTCGCCGCCAACCTGAATGGCTGGCCGAGTGGTGGATGCAGGATTCGCACCTGCGCGGCTGTGAAGCACCCGATTTACAGTCGGGTCCATTCGTCTGCTCTGGCAATCCACCGAAATCAATGGTTTTTGGTAAAATAGAAGTACCGGAGGTCCCGTGCAGACTTGAAATAATAGCCTATTCGTGCGGGAGTGCCTCCGGGTTTTTATTGCAGCTCGATTTCTCTCATCCCGTTGTTGTCCAATAGGAACAAACGTCTGATCTTGTTTTTCTTATGCAGCGCGTTATAGCGGGAAAGTTGCGTCACCAGTTTCTCCGGAGCCGAGTATCCAGTGAGATCCACAATGAATGCATCCTTCACGACACCATGCTGCTCGGCTTTGGATACCGCTTTTGAGATGTTCTTCGAAATGGATCCGTAGTCTGGGCGTTTTTGCCGAGATGACTTAACCTCGCACTCAAGGTCTTGCTCAATCCATTTCAAATCATTCGTCGATTTGTGCCCCAAAGTATCGCGTGGAATCCATTCGTAATGCTGTCCGAGTGACTTGAAATGTTCCAGGAACACGATTTCATGCATCTCAAGGACGTCTGCGTCTACTGGGACGCCAAGCGCCTTCTGCCTTCCATCCCATCCTTTCTTGCTTAATGATTTCTCGTCGCGCATGCCGGTGAAATCATGTTCGACTTTGAAAGACGCACGTTTCTTCGGCATGATCCCGTCGCTCAATTGCTTAGGGAACTTATGACGCATAACGAATGTGACGGCATTCGCGTCGGCCGAATCCAACTTGATTCCGGCTTCCTCGGCGGAGGACTTCCAATTCTTTCCCAATGCGTTGCCGTTGATGGCTTGCACGGCCTGATCGTACATGGCTTTATACTTCGCTTGGTCATAGCCGAAGATCTTGTCCTTGCCCCAGCTGCACACGGGAATGCAACGGCATTTGCCGTTATGGAAAGAGCCGCCGAAGTCCGCGCTTTCCTCACTGGTGTATGCGAATCCTCGGCTGGCGAGCATCACGCAAAATGCACAAGGATTGGAGCCTCGTGGGACGCGTGCCCATCCAGGATGCGTCTCGTCGGCGTCGCGGTTGTTCTGCGTGGTCAATCGTACAGACCTGCTCATCATGTCGGCAATGAACTGCTGCCAGTCGTCCACCGTCTTCAGGTCGGGCCAAAGGTCTTCAACAGTCAGCCCGTTGGCGTTGCCATGCTTCAAATTAGTGTAGTTATGCCCATTCCAATCGGTTCCAGTGAAACCGCCTACCTGACGGTATAGCACTTCATATTCGTCGCAAGTAGATGAGACGTAGGGCGGCATTTTGATGCCGGCGTATTTCTGCCACAGGTTCCTGGTGTCAGTGTAGTACCTACGTGATCGTTCGGACGCATCGCGGGTGTACCTGAGCACTATGTCTTGTCGTTCCAACGGTTTCGCGGATTCCATCGCGTCGGTGGCGTCGTCTGTCAGATTCTCAAGATCAGTCTCGTAATCCCTATGCAGTTTCTCCAGTTTCTGACGAAGCTGCGCTTTCGCCGGTTCCGGCAGATCCAGATTGTTCAGATCCATCCGTCACCTCCGAGGACGCCGCGCTTCTGTCCATGAGCTGGTCGATGCGTTGTTCCGATTTCTGCCGTTGCTGGTCGGCGCGTAGGCGGGTGATTTCCTCGCGGGTCAGGCCGAGACGTTCGAGTCCGACATCGGAGTCGGCGTAGCCGGTGATCTTGTCGGCGATCTTCGTGAACGCGTCGGCGCGCGCCGCGTCGGAGATTTCCCTTGTGGGCGCCCATACCGGATGCACGTCGCGCATGGAGTCGGGTATCGTGTTCGCGCCTTCGCGCAATGCCACGGCGATGCCCATGGCCCGTTTGAGTTCCCGTCCGAAGGCCACGTTCTGCTTGTCAGCGATGCGCGTCAACCGTCGTTCGGCGGATGCCATGGCCTCGGCGCTGGTCGGATTGTCCAACGTGATGCCCAGATAGTCGACCGGCACTCGGGTCTGCGAGGCGACGAGCATGGCCAAGGTCTTGAGCATGTCCGAATGGGGCGTCATGGACGCCTGCTGCACCTGATGCAGTTGGGGAAGCTCTCCGTTCTCGTCCGCGGTGATCGCGTTGATCGCCTGGATGAGGCTCGTCCATGTGTTGCTGCTGAACGCGTCCCTGTTCGCTCCGATGAACCAGAGTTTCGGAACGGAATAGAATTCGGCCGACGCCTCCATGCGGACCACGGTGCGGAATCCGGCGTCGACGAGGCTCATGAGCGAACGGCTGATGCGGCTGTGGCCGAATGGCCGGTCCATCTGCCTGTCGTAGGCGAGCGCGACGGCAGTCGGCTGGTCGAAGTTCGTTTCGATTTTCTCCGCCCGCCATGGGGTCAGGTGGCCGGAGCATTCGTAGACCTTGCCGGGGAGCCACACGTTGAACGCGCAGATTCGTCCGTCCTTGTCGTCCTCGGTGATGGTCAACGCGGCGGCCAGACGGTGGTTGCGCCGGTCCCAGATGCCCGCGGACCAGTCGGCGGAACGCGGAATCATACTGATTCGTTCCGGATTCTCCGGGTCTGCGGCGATGGTCAGGAAGCTGCATGAGTGCTTGTAAGCGGATACGATCAGTTCTGACGTGGCCACGTCCAATTGGTTGTCCTCGAACAGGTCGTTGACGCCCATCGTGTCGTCGCCGGATACGCTGAACCCTTCCAGGTCGCTCAGGTCGCTCAATGATCGGACGGCCAGTTCGGGCCATCCGATCATCGCCTCGACCTTGTTTTTGATCTGGTCGGGGATGGAGATTCCGAAGTCTTTGAATCGTTCCTTGCAGTCGTAGTAGGCTCCGCGGATCAGGTTGCGTGGGTATTTCTCTCGCCACACGCGCAACAGTTCGTGGATGATGGGCATGTCCTCGTCGTCGACGCCGAGGATGGTGCCGACGTTTCCGCTTGCGGTGTCGAGGTAGCTGCTGCCGGTGAATTTCGGAGCGACACTTACCGTTGTGCCGTCGGCCATGTAGAACACCATCAGAACATCACCTCCTGTCGTCTTCCCGGATGTCGTTTCGTCGTGAACGCCCCGTACAGGGCGAGCGTGGTGGACACGAGCGGCGTGATGTCGACATCGCTGCCGAGTTTGTTCCAGGCGATCGCGCCGGACTGTCCCAAAGGGCGCGTGGTCGCGCCCTTGACGGCTGCGGCCAGCTGCGGCTGGTATTCGTCCCGTGGATGCTTGAGCGTTCCGGCCTTGAGCATGTCGAGGAAGCGTCCGCACGCGCGGCCCATCTCCTGCATGTTCGTCACCGTGACCCTCACATGCGCCTTCTTCAGTTCCGGCAGCAGGCTCATAGCGGGCGACTGCGCGTCGATGACCACGCTGGCGGTCTTCGGCCAGCGTTCAGCGAGCCAGTCCACGGCCCACATGGTTCCCGCCTGCCGCGCGTCCTTGATGTTCGCCATCTGGATGATTGCCGAACCGTCCGCGTACCGTAGCGCGGCTCCGATGGTCAGCACGCTCCTGTCCGGAGGCATGTCGATGCCGAAGCTCACCGTGCCGCCCTCGGGCACGTCGTCGATGGCCGCGGCCTGCCACAGGTCCGGGCTGATGGCGTACGCGGTGGCGGTCTCATCCCATATGCCAAGCGCCTCGCGACGGAATGAATCGTCCGACAGGTTGTTGCGCATGCGCATGATTGCCTGTTCGCTTGTACGTTTCGGATAGCTGGGATTCGCTTTAGCCCACTGTTCGCGGTCGTCCGGATCCGCGTCCTTGTCGGCGGCGAGCTCCACGTAGAGGAGGTTCCCGTCATGGTTCAGCGCGTGCATGCGTTTCTCCGTGAACGCATCGCACTGGTCTCCCGGCTTGGGTGGATTGCCCATATACACGACCAGGGGGTTAGGACTCGTGTTCAAAACCGGAATCATGTTGTCCATCGCGCGCACTGTGAGGATCTGCGCTTCGTCGAACACGGCCACGTCCACGCTGTGCAATCCTCGGCCGAAGCCATTCTCGCGGGCGCCGAACATGATGCGGCTGCCGGACGTGAACGTGATCTCCTGTTGGCCGTTTGCTCTGCGGATGCGTTCCACGTACCGGCCGAGCACTGGATTATGCTCCATCTCGCACATGTCCGCGAATGTCTCGTCGCTGGTGCGCGTATGGTGGGCGGTCCAGATGGCTTTCAGGTTCGGTGTGAGTATCGCCTTGAGGAACAACGCGGTGCCGACGGTGAAGGTCTTGCCGATCTGCCTGCAGCTGGACAGCACGGCGCCGTCCGCGCCACACGCGTACTTGCCTTCCGCGTTCTTGGCGAACAGAAGCCACAAGAAGCCCTGCTGCCACAAGTCGAAACGGATGCCGGCCTTGCGCGCGGCTTTGTTGATTCGCGTGAACTCGCTGCCGACGATGCCTTCCGGCTGGCGGAGGACCTTGGCGATTTCAGACAATCGACGCTCCGACATCGTCCGTCACCTCGTCTTCCTCATCGTCCAACAGGTCGGTCAGACCGCCGCCTTGGAGTGATTCGATGCGTTCGCATACGTCGATGAGCTGGCGGCTGATCGCGGGCAGTGCGTTTGCCGGTGTGGACGTGTCATCCATGGCCTTCTGCAGTCGGTCGCGGTTGGCGCGCAGCATGTCCAGCATGCTGCCGTCCATCATCCTCTCGAAGCTCCGCTGGTCGAGATCCCTTTCCGGCTTCTGTTTCGTTTCCACGGCTTTGACGGGCGGCTTACTGTTCCGGTCCTGTGCGGGCCGGTTCTTTTTCCGACGCCGATAGTCTTTCTGCCTGCATTTCGCGGAGCAATATTTCTGTTGGCTGCCCTTGCCACTTGGCCTAAATTGCTTACCGCATACTTCGCAAATCATTGCGTTTCCTTCATTCCAAAACCAGTGAGGAACCCGAGTTCTTCGCGCAATCTTGTTGCAGCAGCTTCCGCCCGTGCAAGCGTCTTGAATGGACCTCTCTTGTATGCCTTCCTATTCTTGATAACCTCAACTTGCCATGCTTTTCGATCGTTACGCCAGTAGACACCACGGATTCCGGATTTGCTGTTCTTATTACAGGAAACACGATATTCGGAATTCTCCTGAACCGTTACTGCTCTCAAATGGTCTGGATTAACGCATGAACGGTTGTGACAGATATGATCAATCACCATCCCATCTGGGATAAACATGTTATGAGTCAATGCATATGCGAAGCGATGTGCCGGAACGGACGTCTTTGCCAGACGGAATGTGCCATATCCCTTTGGGTGATGAGCACCGTTCCATTCCCAACATTTACTAGGGTCAGTGCTTCTGAAGTATTTATTAAATCGTTCTATGTCAGATGCTGACGCTTTGAAAAAGGCCATATTCCGCCTTTCATTCAACGTATGCGTAACACAATTCGTTACGCTTAAATTTCAAGAGAAATATCGGCACTGCACCCGAGGCTCCCGTAAGGGGGTATACCCGGGATCCCTACCGTGGTATCAGGGTCAGATGCCGAACGTTTTGAACGGCATCGAGCTTGATTTCACTTCCTGTCTGCCAGCCAGCAGCGCTCGTGCGTGTTCGTCTGTCTTGTCGCTCTTCATCCTGTTGCATCTGCGGTGCGTGAGCCTGCAGTTAGCGAAGCTGTATGGATCGCCGCCGCGTGAGACTGGGATGAGTTCGTCGACTTCGGCGCTCATCGGATGTGGTGTCTTCAATGTCTTATCGACCGGCTTGCCACAGATGGCGCACACATCGTATGCGGCCAGCACTCTTGCCCTGAGCTGTCTGCGCCGCCAGCCGTTGCTGACGCGCTCGTTGCGCCGCTTGCTCATGTGGCCTCCCACGTGTATGGGGCCCAGGGTGTTATGGATTTGTCAACGACTATCTTCGCCGTTGGCTTGCTGGAATGCCGGTATAGGGGCTCCCGTATATGGACACTCCCGTGCCTTGTAGGGGCTCCCCATCATCTGCGAATGCCCCTCCCGGATTGTCAATGACCCTACCCCGGATTTGTTTCATGGGTGCCTTCGGCGGGATTCGAACCCGCGTCCACACTCGAGCCGCAAGGAAGAGGATCCGAAGATCTGCGACCGGTGCGATCTACCACTGATTCCTACGAAGGCATGGACAGGCGGATTTGAGCATCACCGCATCACGGAAGCACGGGATTGGCTTGCCTGCCACATTGAGGTATGCCCACTCTGACGGGAGTGGGCGGAGCGTGTCCGATATGCCGTTCGGACAGGACGGGACTGCAACCCAAGGAGTTAGGAGAATCCATGGCGGATATGAAAAGGGTTCAAACCAAGTCACCTCGGTTTGAACCCTCTAATCCACTGACAATTCTGCGTTGCACTTTCGATTTTGTCAAATCGAATCGCGTCGCAGCACCTGCCGATGCACGTCCGAAAGCCGGTACAATGGCCATCCCTTCTCGTTCTCACCGGCCGGCTGAAGCCTGCCGCGCTTGCGCCATGAGCGAATCGTGTTCGCGTTGCACTGGAATCCGCATTCGCGCAGCAGCTCAGCACACTCCCCCGCCGTGAACGCCCTGCCTGATTCGATGCACTCCCGCAGGAATCCCAATCGCACATCTACCACGCGATAAGTGTTGCCGCACACCGGACAGTCTACGCTTACCGCGCCGATTTCAGCGGTCAGCTCCACGCCGCACAGAGGATTCAGGCACCTGCCGATACCGTGCCTGGATGGCGGCACGTCGATGATGCCCATCGTCTTGCGCGCCAACCGCTCCCAGTCACGCCAGATCAAACCGATGTCCGGCAGGCGGTTCAACCGCTGGCATGACCAGCATGCCTTGAGCATGTCGACGATGGGCGGGACCGCGATGCTTGTGGCCCATGGCATGGCCGGCGGCGCATACAATCGACACCACAACGCCGTCACCGCATCCTCGATCTCCTGCAGATGGTCAACGACCGAGAGTCTGATCGGCGTGGGCGCGGACGGCAGGTTGACACGTCCAGGCTGGTGGCCTCCGTAATGCGCCGTCGAATCCAGAAACTCGTGCAGGGCGTGAATCCAGACGGGATAGTCGTGGATCCATCCCCTCAAAGCGGTCTCGCACTTGTCGCACATCGTGGCTTGAATACGGCACTCACCGCCGCACACTCTACATGTTGTGGTTGCTTCCCGTTTTTTGCCCATATGTTGCGATTTTATCATTTTGGCCATCCTGAATCGAACATCAGTTCCATTTCGGGTATTCCCGCCCACGGGTCGGGATTGTCGGGATCCGGACGCATCGTCGGGAACCCCTCAAGGGTCGAATAGTGGAATTCCCTCCCGCCCATGTCGGCGGGTTTGACACTGACAGGCATGAGCGCGCAGTCGTGCGCGCCCAGGTATATTCCGTCCGGACTGATACCTAACGGTCCAGCGACCGTTTCCAATCGGATTGTGTCCGACTGCGCGATGAGACGGATCCGGATGAGCTGCCGGCCGAGGATGATCGCGGTGATCAGGTCATCGCCGGTGATGATGCCGGCGTCCCATGTCTGCCAGACCACGTCGCGTTCGCTGAAGACCCATCGTCCACACGAACAGACGACCGGCACAAGGTGCGCCGGATTGCCTGGCGGCGCGAGCCGGCGCATCCACAATGGTGGTTTACGGCTCATCCCGCCACCAGTCGATGAGGTCGGTGATCCTCCAAGCCGTTTCGAAAAGCATCAGCATGACGAATCCCAGGATGAACCCGGACACCTCAACGAGAAGACTTGCAAAATTTCGGAGGCTTCTCATTCCGCATCCTCGCTTTGGTTAGGCACCTCCGTAAGCATGGTGCCGGAATAGCCAAGCATGGAACGGCAGTGGTCGATGATATGGTCAAGCAGTCGAGCTTGCATTATGACGCCATACACGAAAGCCTCACTGCCATCAAGCAGGTCGTTGGAATATTTGATTATCGGATTGTCAGACCGGATGACCGACTCCAAATCGGCATAGGTTTCTTCCGCATCCTCTCCCGGCGCTGGTTCAATGTCGGCAAGGATTTTCCTCCGCTGGTTCTCGCACCAGTCGATGATCTCGTTCAACGTCTTGTCCTTTTCCGTGACATTCGTTGCCATGTCAATTTCTTCCTCTCGCTTTAATCATTTGATTGCAGTGAGCGATGCAAACGACCAGAATGTACTGCTGAAGTTTCAATTCCAACAGCCATTGATGCGTGAGATTCTTTGATTGCATCTTGTGCTGTACTTCCCTCAGCCAATCCTCCAGCCAGTTGAGCATTTCCTTCAGCTCGTCTTTCTCAGTGACGTTCGTAGCCATGATTCATCTCCTTATCCGAGGCTTCTTTTGATTGATTTCCAGATCTGGTCCAATTCGCCATCCGGCAGACCACTATCCCGACCACGCTGCAGCAGATCACCATGAATCTGCCGTTCGTTCTCCGGATGGTTCTTCAACCGTCCGTACGCCCACGCATGCAATGTGCTGTTGCGTTGGCCCTCCGGCACCGGCGTCATATCCGGCATGCCATTGGAAATCGACGTGGCACGCCTATCGGCCATGACATCGTCCAGACTCATTTGCGGCGCGTCCGGCTTCGGCTCGTTCGTGTAGCCGTAATCCTTGAGCATGCGCATGATCGCCTCGCTCGCCTCCGGCACCACGCCGGCAGGCAGATCCACCAGCTCATACCGTTTGCCGTCGATGACGCTGCCAGGGCCAAGCACATAACCCTTGTTGCTCACACGCAGGTCAATCGGCAGATTCTGCTCATGCACCGCGTTCTTCAACAGTCCGATATCCATGCCGGCTGGCATGCGATAGTACAGGTGCACGCCATGCGGCGTTTTCGTGACCAACGTGGCCGGCAATTTATCGGTACCGTAGTCGCCGGTCAACGCCTGCAAGCACTGCCAGCCATCAGGACCATCATCCTCGGACGGCTTGTCGCAGTCGATGACGAAACAGCCGCCGAGCGGCACGACCGCATACCTGCTCATCTGGCCGGTGATAAACGATGCGTCCACGTGGCTCTCGTCCGACGGATTCAACCGCTTCCACGACAACGACACTTTCCCGTCGACCGGACCGCCGGATTTGCGCGCCTTGCCCTCGCATGGAGCGAAACCGACATTGCCGTCCAACGCCGATTCGACGATGCCAGCCAGATCATGACAATCGCCCACATCATCCAACGGGAGCAGACTGTCACGAGACGGCTTCGACAATGCGCGTTGCACCCAGTTGTCTTCCGGTCTGGTTTCGTCGTTGAGAACGGAATTCCGATACACATCGAAACGATCACGGTTAACGACGCGGACGACGCGAGGCTGTCCCTTGCCTGGCAATGCGCGGGAACGCGCGTTCTCCAGGCCAAGCACATCCATGAGGGACTGAGGGATGGTCGTGTGGAATTCCTTGCGGTAGTCGCCTTTCACGGCAACCGGGTCACCGTACTGCTCTTCGTTCGACGCGATTTCGCTGATCAGCCAATACATCTCATCCGAGATGTTGCGGGCAGGACTCAGATTCACGATTTCCGGCTCGTCCGACCTCTCCCACAGGCGGCACGACAGGACGAAAAACGCGGCAGGATGATGCTTGCAGAATCCCTCGATCGCATGATATTCGTCATACGAACGACCCTTCGACTGGTGGAATTCCACCTTGATGAAGCGTCGCACATCCGAATTCTCACCGGAATCAGCGAACTGCATGTTAGTCAGAATCAGCAACGTCGCAGATGGCGTCATCACGCGATAACGACCGCCGGTGACGCGGGCATTGACCTGCGAGCCGGTCGACAACGCGCGCAGTAAAGGCAACATGTCCTCCGTGACCGCGCAGGCCTCGTCATCAACGGCGAAAGCCTTGCCGTCCATCTCATCATTCATCGATTCGCGGCCAAGCGTATATCCGCCGCCAACGCAGTACGATTGCACGCTGAAGCCGGGAAACACCTTGCCGACGCCAAGCACGCCAAGAATCGCCTGGCGGGCGATCAGCGTCTTCCCGTCACCGCCATGCCCGGACAGCACATAGGACAATTGTTTGAATGGTTCCAGCCATGGGGTCGCGAACATGCGGCACAGGTTCGCGAAGGACTTCTCGTCGACGGTGAGCCATCTGAGTATCCGTTCAGCGTCCTTCAACGCCTGATTGCCCATGCCCACGGGAGAGAAAGTCTGTGTGACGGCGATGTCCGGCACGTCCTGCAGGCAGACGACCTTGCCGTCGCGGCGCACCCATACGCACGGGTCGCAGCGGACGCCGCGTTCCACTTGGTCGAACCATTGTGAACGTTTCGCCTCGCGCAGAATCGTTGCCGAGTAGAGCGTATTGCGTTCGCTGCTGCGCGCGTTGCCGCCGATATGGTATTCGTCCTCGATGGTCTTCACCGGATGCCAGCTGTTGAGGATGAGTCTTTCGCCCTCATGGTCGGTCATGTCTGGATCTCGGCGCCAGAGCCTGTCCTGTGACGGACAGTAGCGGAGGTGGCCTTCGCGGAGTTCCCAGATGGCTTTCTGGTAGCCTGCGGCGACTACCGGTGCTTTTTTGCGATTGTCGGTTTCGGTGCCGCCTTGGCAGACGAGTTGGAGGTTCTGTCCGGTGATGGTCGTGACGATGGTCATGTCGTTTGCCGGTGTGAACGTCAGTTCGAGCAGGTGGAAGATGCCGGCGAACTGGGCTGGCAGGTCTTCGGTTGGTATCGGCTGGTATTGGCGATAGTCCCTCATTTTTTCACCTCCTTTTTCGCTGTGCCGTTCCACGCCCATAACACACAACACAAAACAAACAAAATAAATACATATATAAAAAACAATGGAACATTGGTTATTGTTTTATATATGGTTGAAATTCCGGCACTTTCACTGTGCCAAAGCTTTGGCACAGAACGGCACATGTGCCGTTTTTTTGATGATGGGAGCTGTTCCACCGTGCACACCTGTGCCATTTCCATAGGTTTCCTCTCGAAGAGACTCGTCATGTTTGGAACAAGCGTCCGCCACCGGCGTGTCCGAGGCGGACGCTTGTCGAATTCATGACCGGCCTAGAATTCAGGCTCTCGTTTGCTTCCTGCGCCGAGCGCGTTGACGACCTGGTTGACCGGCTTGCCGAGCAGTCCCGCGATCTCCTGCGCGGTCTTTCCCGCAGCTGCGAGCTGGCTAATGGTCCGCCTGTCGCTCGCGGTCAGTCCGGCTGGCTGGCCGATGGTGGCCGTCTGGCCATAAGCGGGCTGCTGTGGCGCATACTGCTGCTGTCCTGCCTGCGGGTCGTTCATCGCCGCGTTCAGGTCGGACTGTTCCTTCGGCGTGACGACGTAGTCGTAGATCTTCGCATCGTTGTATCCGCGGGTCTTGGCGGGCTGGGTACGGGCGAACGTGGCTTTCAGATGGTCTCCGACGTTCGGATGGTCGCCGACTCCGGCCTGACGGCATGCGAGACGCAATTGGCCGATGTTGTAGCCCTTCACGTACACGCCTCGGATGCCGCTGTCGCCGATCCGGTTGGGATCCGTCATCGTGGTCTGCAGATGGATGACGACCTGCGGCTTCGGCTTGCCGTTCGGATAGTAGAGTGGTTCGCCGGTGGTGAAGTCGGTCTGCTGTTCCGCGCGGATTTCCACGATTTCGCCTTCCACGCTGGTGCCGATCGGATCGTCCTTGCTGAACGCGCTGGGCGCGCCTCCCTGCATCACGTCGTCGAGACTCAATGATTCGGCGGACTGCTGCTGCGCCTGTTGTGGCCGGTAGCTGGCTCCGCCTTGCTGGGTGAATCCGCCACCGTAATTATTCGTTCCAAACATTGTCTTTTTTTACCTTTCTATTTTGTGTAGGTGGATTCCAGCAGGCTTGTGGCCTGCCGCCATTTGTCCGGCAGTGCCGGATATTGGTCTTGGTTCAGTTGGGCGAGGTCGCCCAGCTGGTCGTCCGGCCATGTGCCGCATTGGAAGCAGTGGGTCGGGCTGGTGGGTAGCGCGTGGATCCATGCGTCGCGCATGTCGGTGCCGTCCGATTCCTCGATGAGGTCGAGGAGGTTGGCGATGAGTTGCGCGCGGCTTAAAGCCCATTTGCCGGGTTTCGGGTCGAAAGCGAATTCGACGGGCAGTGCGTCGGCGAGACTGACGCTGTTCTTGGGCAGGAAGTAGATCGCGTTCTTTTTGCAGGGTTCGCCGTCGTTTTCCAATCCGATGCCGTAGAGGCTTGCCTGGATGCGATATTGTTGGCTTGGCCCGTTGGCTTTGACGTTGCGGATTGTGGTGGGGCCTGTGATTTTCCAGTCGATGGTCGTGTTGTTTTCCGCGTCGTACAGGTCGATGCTGCCGTGGATGCGCTGATGGCCGTGGAGTCCGCGGATTTCGCCCACGTCGACGTGTCTTTCGGCCTCGAAGCGTTTCACGGCCCATGGTTCTCCCCCATCGTCGTCCGGGACGGTGAATTCGTCCTTGCGACTGTTGAACAGGTGTTCGAATCGTTCGTGGACGCATGTGCCGATGAATGGCAGCCATGCGGCCGACTGGCGTTTCTCCCATCCGGCGAGTCTGGCGGCGAGGCAGTGGAGGCAGTCGGTGCCGAGCTCCGATGGTCCGATCTCCTTTTGCAGGCTTCTTGGCTGGTTGGTGATGTGGTCTTCGATGATGCCGCGGATTTCCGTCCACTCCTCCGACTCCGCCGTGGGCGCTGGCATCTTTCCTGGTGCGGTCTGGTTTGCGGCCATGACGGCTTCAAGGTCGAGTTCGCTGGCCATTTTCATGCCTCGCATTTCACGTCGAATAGGTAGCGGTACAGGATGTCGGCAAAAGCGCCGAGGTCGTCCGCGTCGAGGAGATACACGTTCTCGCTTAAGGACTTGTCGTAGGCGTCCAGCGCGTTGTTCAATGCGTGGTTGAAGTGTTGTCTGGTGATCTTGTCGCCCATCATTCGACCACCAGGCTTGCCGCGCCGACTTTCACACAATCCTGCAAAGCGTTTTCGCCGACCTGTTTGATGATCGCGGACAATGCTTTGGGTTTGATCTGGTAGCAGTCCGCGTACTGTTGGATGGGGAAGTGTTTTTCGAATGCGCCGGCGTCGAGGTTGCGTTTGCCTTTCTTGATTTTCACGGTCAATGGTCCGGCCGCGTATTCGCCGGGCTCGCGGTTCTCCATGAGTTCGGCTTTCAATCCGTCGGCTTCTTCCTGAAGGTCGGCGATGCGGCTTTTCAGTTCCACGTACCGTTTGGCCAATGTTTCGAGGTTCTGCGCGCTCATTTGCTTGTTCCTTTCACGATGATGCTGGTTTTGGTGGGGATGACGCTGGTCTGGTGGTGCGGGTAGGCGCGTCGATGCGTTTCCACGACGTCGAACGCGGGCGTGGTTCGCATGGCCGGCCCCAATGGTCCGCACGTGCGGCAGTACGGCATGTGTCCCCTCTGCTTGCTCATGCCACGTCCTCCACTGTCGATTGCGTCATGCCGTCGTCTTCGGTGGCGGGATTCGTTTCCTTGCACCGTCGGCTGATGATCACGGTGTCGCAGGTCCTTGGATTGCGTAGGAGCCGGCTGATGGCCGCGCCTTCCTTGACGACGTTCTGGCAAATGTCGATGCATTTCGCGACAGTTCCGGCAGGCGTGCCCATCAGACCCTTCTTTTCGATGGTCTGGTCCGCTTTGTCGATGAATGCCGCGGCTGCGTCGCCGATTTTGCTGGCCGCCGGGTAGAGGCTCGCGAGGTCGGCGCTCATGTCCTCGTCGTCGATGAGGGTCTGCACAACGTATTCACTGGTGTTTTTCATGGTGTTTTTCATGGTGTTTTCTCCTATCTGGGTATGTATTCCTGTTTGAAGTAGATGCTGGCCCTCGTGCATGGCGTGTATGGCTGGCCGTGCCATGTGAGCGGGTCGCCGCTTTTCCGTTTGCGTGGCCTGCCGTGCGCGCCAAGCACGTACTGGTCGGGACGATGCACGTGCACGCTGGCTTCGATGATCTGCCGGTCGTCCCGGTAGGCGACGCCGTTCAACGCGTCGGTGAACAGTTTCGCCAGATTGTCCCAGTCGCGTCCGCGCCGTGTGGCCGTCCAGAACGTGAGCGTCAGGCAGACTGGCCCTTCGTAGGGTGGCAGGCGGGGATACTGGTTGCGCCATTCCGTGTACACGCGGTTCTCGGCCTCCCGGGTTTTCGCCGGGGTGATGCCGTGTCCCTGGTAGACGCGTGGACGACCTTTCGACTGCGGGTCGCCAGGCACGGTGAGCTCGCACACCATTGGCCATTCCGGCAGGCTTAATGTTTCGAGACTCAATCCAGGTCACTCCAATCGGGTGTTCTGCCGGTGGTGAGGAAGCCTCCGCGTCGGGTCCGCGCGTTGACGAGCAATCCCATGCCGGCGAGCCTGTGCACGTCGCCCATCACGGTGCTCCGGGGGATGTTGAGCCGTAAGGCCACCTTGTGGCTGCTGGGCGTCACCCCTTCCATCTGCAGTGCGATGATCGTCTCGTACACGCGTTGGATGCGTGGCTTCACGTCGATGTCACGCCGGGTGCGGCGTCTCATCCGCGTGATGTACTCGCGTTCGTCGTGGAGGAGCCGGTCGAGGTCGATGCCGGTCTCCTGGCTCCATGTCTTCGGCGAAGTGTGGTGGCCGTGGCTTCGGGATGCGCCGTAGCGGATGCTGCCACGGTTGACCGGAGCGTACTTCATGTGGAGTTGGAGGCTGTTGGCTCCGCTAGGCATGATTGTCGTCCTTTCCGTCGTATTTCGGCGCGAACCGTACCACCAGCCACAACGCGGTGGCGAGATACACGCCCTCCACCACAAGCGCGCCCACAAGGCTACCGCCATGCCAGGTGAGCATGAGCGTCACGCTGGCGACGAGGCCGACGACCGCGAGCAGGAACTTGACCCTGCGCAGCGGATAGTTCGGCCGTTTCGCCTCGCGTTCCTTCCGGTCCTCGATACGGAAATCGTTGTCGGTCATCTGGTGCCTCCCGTTTCGTTGTGGAGTTGGTAGTCGAATGTCTCAAGCTCGCCCGCGGTGATGGATGCGAGCGTGCAGGCGCCGTCGGGCAGGAGTTCCACGAGTTGGGCCCCGCCTTTCGGACTGATGCGAACCGCGTATCCGCTCATACCGAGCATGACGACGCTCGCCTTCAGCGGTTCGGGTGGCGTCAGCAGCGTTTCCGCGTCGATTCTCCTGAGTGCCATCACAGCTCCTCGTTGATCGTGTCGACGATGAGATCCACGATTCCGGTGACGTCAAGGTCGACGTAGCCGACGATGTGGCCGAGAGGCCTCATGGCCTTAGCATCCCCATCCGCGAACGCGTGGACCAGTTCGCCCCGTGTTTCGAATTCGTCGAACACCGCCTGCACGCACGTCTTGCGAATGTCTTTCATGCAATGCTCCTTGTGCAATTCGTCTCGCCTTCCTCAAGCCATTCGGCCACTGCCGTTTCCGGATAAAGGATCATCCGCCCGTGCTTCACGAACCGTGGCCCCTGTCCGCGGAAACGCAACTGCGCCAGATACCCCTGCCGCGTCCGGATCTCCTCCGGCGTCTCAGCCCCGAACAGCTTCGCCACCTGGATGGTGGTCATCATCTGCTGCAGAACCATCACGCACCCGCCTTCGGATATTCGAGCTGTAGCGTCTCCTCACCGAACCGTCGGGCGATCAGGGCAAGACCCTTCCTCGTGACCTTCACCGTCGGCGGGAACGCGAACGGGGTACCGTCCTTATGCGTTCCATGCGACTTCGAGGGAACCATCATCAGATGCCCGGCGTTGATACGGCTCTGACGCGCGGACCAATGCTTGTTCTCACGGAAAATCCAGTCATGCCGGTCAAGCCATTCGAACAGTTCCGTCTGCCCGACCGGCCTACCGAGATTGCTGAGCAGTTTCGCGGAATCACGCACGGAAAGCGCGTCGGGAATGTCCACGAAGTTGTCCCACGCGGACGCCTTCGGCTGAAGCTCGTCGATACGCGACTGCTGCGCGGCGATCCTCTGCTTCTGCTCCTCCATGGTGCGCTGGCCGATCATCACGGCCTTCGCCAGGATGGTCATGTCGTCATCAGCATCCGACGTGGGGATGTAGCCGCCGGTCCTGCGAATCTGGGGAAGCACCTCATGCGTGACCCAGCGCTGGAATTCCTTGGCCTCCGGCTTCCGCGACTTCATCACAAGACGGTAAAGACCAGGCTCGGAGATGATGAGCGGAGCTTTACCGCCATTCTGAGCAATGTGGATACTATCCACATTGGTGATTTCATCAGACTCAAGAATCTTGTGTAAGTCCCTTGTATCTGTCCCGAGGATGTCGCATACGTCCTTGGCGACGAACCAGGGCTCCTCCGCCTTATCGGTCAGGGTACGCAATGGGGCGCCCTTGAAATCGAACTTCTGGATTTCATTGTTCATTGGATTCTCCTTAGAATCGTTTTCATTGGTGGTCACGCATTCCCATGACGCGATTCCTGTTGCGCCGTTAGCCGTTTCCATGTGAGAACACCTTCCTTTCGATTCATGCGTCGGCGAGCGCTGCTCACGGCTTGATCTGTTTAATACCGTCGATTGGTTGCAGAAGCTTGATCATGAGCTGGTAGAGGCTCATGCCGAGCATCGTCGCCGTCTTTTCGAGTTGCTCGGTGTTAAACGACCCCTTGCCTCCCAGACGTTCGCTGACGGTTTTCTCGCTCATGCCGAGTTCCTTGGCGAGCGCGGCCTGTGTCTTGCGGTGCCGTGCGAGTTCGCCGCTGAGATTCCTTGCGATGGTTTCCGTCTCACTCATCTGTCTTGCCGCTCCTTTCTTTGTTCATTGCCTTGCGGTAATTCTTAAATTACCGACTTCGGTAATAATATGATTACCAAAGTCGGTAATCTTTACATTTTCTACCCATATTCGTAATATGGGCATATGGCATATAAAGCAAAAAACGAAGTCACCGAAGACAGCCGTAAAATCATCAACGTTTGCAGGAATCTGCTCTCAGACAGCGGCATGAGTATCAAAGAGTTCCTGTACTCCAGCGGATTAGGGAACAACTATTGGTATATGCGCATGCGCTATGAGGCGCCGTTGAATACGTCAGATGTGGAGCACATCGCCTCCACATTCGGACTCACCAGCCTCGATATCTACACACGAGCACTCGGCAGCGAGGCCGCCCGCGCCTACGAAGCCCGCGAGCGCCAAAACCAGATCACCGATGACCTGATCGAGCCGAGGTTCGAGAATCTGCCACCACAGGAGCTTGCTGCCAGCAGGGACATGAACCGCAATCTTGAAGCCGAAACACCGGACGAATGACAGATTTCACGGCTTTGCGAAAAACTACTATTATACACCTTTTTCAAATTATTAAAAATGACCGAATTCGACCACTTTTACGGTGGATAAGTCAAAATCGTTGAAAGGACAACGAAATGCCGGTGGAAAAGTCATCAAGAATCCATGCAAAAGATGTCGACGTGACCATTCACGCCGTCAACGGCGAAGACTACATCAGTCTCACCGATCTCGCCAGACACAGCAGTGACAGGACAGGCGAAGTCATCCGACGATGGCTGCGCCTATCGGACACCATCTCATTCCTCAGCACATGGGAGAAAATATCGAATCCAAAGTTCGACAGCGATGCGGCCGCAGCGATCTTGGCCCAATCCGGCCGTAACATCTTCTCCCTGTCCGCATCGGAATGGATAAGCAAAACCAATGCCATCGGAATCCGTTCGGAACGCGGACGTTCCGGAGGGACATACGCCCACAAGGACATCGCATTCGCTTTCGCATCATGGATAAGCCCGGAATTCCACCTGTTCGTCATCAAGGACTACCAACGCCTCAAAGACGCCGAAGCACAACGAACCGGAATCGAATGGCACGCAAGGCGAGAACTCACCAAGACGAACTACCGTCTCCACACCGACGCAGTGAAGGAATCGCTCCAGGGCAAGGACCTGTCCAAATTCAGGGAACGTATCGAATACGCGTCAGAAGCGGACGTCATCAACCTCGCCGTGTTCGGAATGAAAGCGGCGACATGGAAGACGAATCACCCCGGATGGAAGGGGAACATGCGCGACTACGCCACGGTCAGAGACCTGGTCATACTCCAGAACATCGAGGCTTTAAGCGCCGCATACATATCACAGGGGTACAGCAAAATCGAACGCTTCAAGATGCTCAAGAACGAGGCCGACAGGCAAAGAGAAAGCCTCAAGGACGACGTGCCATCGATAGAACGTCTGCGAAACATCATTGAGTCCACGGAAGAGATCAAGGAAACGAATCGACCTGGAATCGAGAACGATGGAGGGAACGACGACGCCAAGTAGCACGGCTTCTGATCCACGTATAATGGGTTGTGACAGTACCCAGCACGCGAGCGTCTTCGGCGCGGCGAACCAGGCTGGGTTGTTTCATATCCCCGGCGGATACGACCTCGGCGCTTTCCTCGACCGCGCATGGAAGGAACACATCCGCATCATCGAACAACCATTACCGGACGGACTGTGCGGAGCGTGGCACGAGGCGAGCCGCACCATATTCCTCCACGACCGGCTCAACCAGCGCCAGCGCCGCTGCACATTATGCCACGAGCTCATACACGCCAGACACCATGACCCTGGCTGCGGTACACGATACGGGGCCAAATGCGAGCGTCGGTGCCGCAGGGAGACGGCGTTGGCGTTGATATCGCCGGTGGATTACGGCATGGCCGAGACGGTGTACGAGGGCAACACGTGGATGATGGCAGTGGAATTGGGAGTCACCATCCAGGTGTTGAACGACTACCGGCAGCTATTGTACGATTCCGGCGTGTGCGTGCAATAGTTATACGCCTTTATACGTGCTTATAGAGCCTTATACCCCTTCGGATTCCTTATAAAAATGACCCCAGCCACCCGCATACCGCGAGCGCCGGGGCTTGCCATAATGTCACGAGCCGCTTTTTGCCGAACTGCCGAACAGGAAGCCGACGGCTACCATGGCGAGTGTTTTCAACGCTTCCACGCCATTGGACAGTGCGTCTCCGTTGCCTTTGAAAAAATCGAGGATCGCCAGAATGAGTAGTCCGAGAAGGCATACGTTAAGGAACTGAGAAGCCACATTGTTTTTGAAGTTTTCGACGGAGAACTTATGTTGCTGTTCCGTGTCTATTTTTTCACGTGCTGGGAGCGATTCGTTTGCCGCGGCGTTCGCGTCGGTTGATTCCGACAGTGGCATGGGTATGTCCTCGTCGGCATCGTCGGGTATGCGGTTAGTGCCATCTTCCGCCATTTTCCGTTCACACTTTCAGGTAAGCGTCGAACGTGTGGTCCTCGGCCATGTCGACATTGCCTACGAATCGGCTCTTGTTCTCCACCGCTTTGCTCCATGCCGACCCTGAAAGATGGGTGATTCTGGAAAGCGTGACGGCGGGCAGATTCTTCATGTGGTCCCATACCGTGTCGATGGCTTTTTTCAGTTCGGGGCTTGATGATTCGTCCGCCGCATACGCATTGCCCATGGCGTCCTTCGCGTATTCGGTGATCGGGTTTCCGCCGAACGATTTGAATTCCCCGTACACTGCTCCGCATACCGGACCGTACCGCCACGGCTGGAACGATTCGGTGAGGAGCCTGTGGCCGGTGTTGCGCTGGTACAGGCATGTGATGAAGAACATGAGCTTCTGCAATTTCATCGGACTCACGGCGATCTTCTCTTTGAAGGCGCGGCGAAGGATGCTGTTGGCTATCAGCTCCGGGTCTATCCCCGTCCCCGGCAGACTGCTTCTTTTTGCTTCGGACATACCCCACACACCTCCTCGCTGCTGTTCTCAATCTACCGGCGAGCACGCGGCTTCGTCAACGTTTCTTCACAATCTGGATAATCCTGACACATTTTGATGATTTTGGTGAGCGCGGTTCGTTGTATCTAACTTGCATTACTTTACATACTTTGTTATAATAGTTATGTCAACGGAAAGGAGGTGAGCATGAAATGGACGGACATCGTGACCGCCATCAGCTCGGTGGTGAGCAACATCATCGCACTGACGGCGCTCGTCATCTCGATACGGCGCAGACCACGCCATAAGAGATGACGAAAGGGTTCCGAGCAGACCTAGTGCCCGGAACCCTGGTTCCATCCTATTTCATGGCCATCATGAAAACAAGCACCATATTCGCCGTCTGCGGCATCGCATGCGGCCTGCTGTCGGCCATGCTCGGCTTCGCGGGAAAACCATGGCAGGCCGGACTGTTCGGACTCGCGGCCGGCATCTGGAGCCTTGCCACACTCACCATGGACAGACGTGGCGGCAAGGATGACTGAACGCTATCTGAGCATGACCGAGGTGGCCGAACGCCTCGGAATCACCAAAGGCGCACTGGCACGATACAGGCTGCCCGACCCCGACGTGGTCGTCGGCAAGGCCAGAGGCTGGCGTGAGGAGACCATCGACCGGTGGAATGCCAGCCGCCCCGGCCGAGGCGTCGGCGGCGGCAGGCCACGGAAGAAGGCGGAAGATGGCGACCATTGACGCATACGACACCAAGGACGGACGACGATGGCGCGTCATCTACCGCAAACCCGACGGCACGCAGACCAGCCGGCGCGGCTTCCAACGCAAACGCGACGCCCAGGAATGGCTGGCCGAACACGTCACAGTCGCCAAGGCCAGCGGAACGTACATCGATCCGCAGGCCGGACGCCGGAAGGTCGGCGGGCTCTGGCCGGCATGGATAGCCAAGAAGCGCGTCTCGTCAAAGGCCAGCTACGTCGAATCGCTCGAACGAGCATGGCGGGTCCATGTCGAACCGCAATGGGGCGCGCGCACGCTCGAATCACTGACCCGCGCCGAAATCCAGGAATGGGTCAGCGCCCAAGCCGAAAGCAAGAGCGCCACCGTCGTGCTGCGCAACCTCGGAATCCTGCGCGGCATCTGCACCGACGCCGTGTCCGACAGACTCATCCCGTCCAACCCGTGCGACGGCATCGAGACGCCACGCAAGAAGCGCAAGGAGCACACGTACCTCACCGTCGAACAGCTGTTCCGACTCGCCGACGAATCCGGCGACCGGCGGACGATGGTGCTCGTGCTCGGCCTGTGCGGACTGAGATGGGGCGAGATGGCCGGACTGCACGTCGAGGACGTGGATTTCGCCAGACATCGTCTTTCGGTCAGACGGAGCGCCACCACAGTCGGCCACGAGGTGGTGGTCGACCTGCCAAAATCCGGCAGGCCGAGGCAGGTCGTGTTCCCCAGAACACTCGACGCCCCGCTGCGCGAGCGGTGCGCCGGGAGGGAAGGCTGCGAGCCGCTGTTCCCCGCGCAGGACGGCGGATATCTGGCGCGCACCGCGCCGCCGAACGACCCGACCAAGTGGTTCTGGCGGGCGAAGAGACGCGCCGGCGTCCCTCTCGGACTCACCTACCACGACCTGCGCCACACCGCGGCGAGCCTCATGGTCAGCTCCGGAGCGAACGTCAAGGCCATCCAGAACCAGCTCGGCCACGCGAGCGCGGCGATGACCCTGGATGTGTACGCCGACCTGTTCGACGACGATCTGGACGCGGTCGGTCTGGCGATGGATTCGTTGCTGCTTCGGGAAAATGTTGCCAAAATGTTGCCAAAAACGACTGCGAGCGCGGCGTGATTCAAGCGGGAGTAAGGCTTTCGGGCTTGATGTAGCGGGATTCGATTCCCCGCATCTCCAC